TTAATGGAGGACATGGGTGACGTGAAGTCTACAGTAAAAGGAATGGACGTAGTTCTATACAGGATTGAGGAGATGGATGAGAACATAAAGAATCTTCAAAGCATGGTGGATAGATTGTTTCAATCACAAGGCCCGACGAAAGGGATTTAGTGTACACGCATGGAAACATAGTAGTAGCGAGGGTATTATGAATCATTTATACGACATGGACATGAGTTGGTTTCAACATGCAAAGGTAGCTTGGAAGTTATCATTGAGATTGTTTCTTTTAATGTTAGCAGCCTTCTTTCATGGATTGTTTCCTTTCATGCTAATCCATACTGCATCAAAAGGAGTGAAGAAATTATCTTATGAGTTGGACAAAAGAAGTAATACATAATTTTACGTGCATTTTTTGTGCCGGCTATTGGTCAATAGCATTGAGCGATGGCGCAGATTTTGTGGTATTAAACAAGGAACTACATTGCCCTTGGTGCGGCAAAAAACACATGTATGTATCAGACGATGACTTCAAATGACTATAACAGAAGCAGCGCAGAAGAAGGTGGACCAGACCCTACGTGGCGACGGTTTTTTGGGCGTGTATTTGGAGGGCGGAGGGTGTTCGGGATATCAGATAAAACTGAAGCCCTCCCCAGAACTCCCGCCAGACGCAGAGATGCTCTCAGAGACAATCTTCTCAGACCCCATCTCTTTGGGGCTTTTGAGTGACGCGAAGATGGACTGGATTGATGATCCATTCAGGCCATCCTTTCACTTTACGCCACCAACTGGCGCGTCCTCTTGTGGGTGTGGAAGTAGTTTTACAATAGGAGATTAGCATGGAATGGACAAAAAAGAAGAAAGTATTTTTAATAGTAGCTGGAGTAATTATAGTTTTAGCTATCGTAGGTTGGGCTACTGGTTGGTGGTCTTCGGAAGTGCCGCCTGTCTCGTAGGATGCACGACAATAAAGAAGGCCGGAGTTACGGCTATAGCGGCAGCGGGCGGTGCGACTGTGGCGACTGCATTGAGTTCGGGTGTAGCTGCACCGATACTGGGAGGCACGACGGGTGCCTTTGTGGGCTCTGTGGCGACGGGCCTAATCTCCCCCTCCCCGAAGGGGAAGATTATGACTAATTGCGCTCCTGATAATTTCTTTACCCTATTGGGTTCTTTAGTGGAGATGGGCGGATGGCTACTACTCTTAATCTTTGTGGTCCCGATGATACTCGGGTGGATTCTACCCGGTCCTTTGGAGAAGAGGAAAAAAGGTTAGTCTATGTAAGATGGGCAGATATTATCTGTCATGCTGATTGGACTGAACATAAAGATGTTACTTGTCCTGAGTTTCTCAGTATAGGGTGGGTTGTATTTGAAGATAGTAAAGAAATAAAAATAGGGAACACCCTCAATGAAGAGGGCATTCCCTATGGAATCACAGCCTTTCCTAGAGGCTGTGTACTGGAGGTAACTGATGCTATTTAATAATACTTCTTTGAGTGATCGCTTCGATACTATTGTAGTAACCTTCTCCATCAAGACCTTTTAGTAGTATGATTCCTCTCCACCATTGGTACTCAGTATCTTGACACCAGGACTCTGTATATTTAGGATGGGAGTAACATCCCACAGATAATCCAAATATCTTTTGTCCATCTGGCCTTGTTTGTTCCGAATGATTGTATAGGTGAGAGTGGCCTTGAACAGCAGAGCAATGTAATTTAGAGATTAATGTATGTCCTATATGGACAGAACTAATCGCTCTTCCGGCAACTCCAGAAGTAAAGTAATGGCTAAATGTAATTCCTTTTATTGTAATACATTTTTTAAATGGTGTAACCTTCCAACCAAATTCTTTATATTTCAAATCATCTAACCCAATAGCCCCATCTAATTCAGGCGTTGAGTTTATTGCTCTTGTAATTCTGTCTTCATGGTTACCTAATGTTAAATGAAGTTTTGGTTTGTAATTTTTCAATTTCTTTATTGGCGCAAACAGTTTTGTTTGTGCATCAATAACAGTATCTACATCTTTTCTATACCTTCTTCCTTCAAACCCTTTGGTTCCTTTATCGTATGATGATAGACTTGGCATGTCAGCCATATCTCCTATACATACTATAATATCAGGTTTTTCTTTTGCGATAAATTTACCTAAAGAAGTGAACCTATTATTATCATAGTCAGGATGAGCATGAGGATCGCCAATTACTAATAGATTCATTAGTCACCTATATTAATTGATTTAAGATACGTTCGTGTTGTCGGAGATAGTTTTTTATTATACACATCTTCAAATAGATTGTGAAGATATTCTCGACATTCCTCATCTCCCCCTCTAGCACTCAAAGCGACAGCTAGACCATCATAGATAAAGTTAATTTCTGCTGTGTGTTTAGAATATTTTTTATTTGCTTGATGATCTTTTCTCTCTAGTAGTTTATTAGCATAGTAGTTCGCTCTGTCTATGTATGGATTTAAACTCATATATCTGGTCCCATTAAATCTGTTGGTGTTTCAGCTTTTATTCTTACTGAATTCCAATTCTTCAGCCTTAAACAAATATCAAATATTTCGTAATGCGGATGTGGATCGAATACCTTTTCTTGGAATTCACCTGTCTCTTTATCTAACCGAAGAATAATTCCTTTAGTTTCTTTGCCGTACATCTTCTCAATCGCTTTACAATAAGCAGCAACTTGCAGATAGTACGACTTATAAATCTTTTTAGATGTTTTGAAATCAACAACATAACACTTATCTCCTATAGATACAACAGCATCAACAGTCCCGGCAAAACAAAGTATAGGGTAATCACTGTGACAATAAACCTTTTCTTCTGTCGAATGCCATGTAATATTTTTCCCTTTCGCCCATTTCTTAAAAGCGTTAACACAATTGATAGATTCCTCATCGTCAGGTAGTTCTGGTTGTTCTTTTAGAATACCAAGCTTCCATCTTATTCCATCGCTAATCCAATGGTGCACGGTATCCCCTACTTCAGCAGCTTGATGGCTGATTACTTTAGAGGCAGATTGTATGCCTTTAAAGATATGGTCAACCACCTTTGCAGGTAACATGAATGTACCTACAGAGTCAGTGGGTGCCAATCTATAAGGCTCAATAGACTTCAGGAAGAACTCAGCCCCTTCCGTTACTGCCCAATCCATAAGATATTTCGGGAAGCAAGAATCAATTACCCTAGTAACAGAAGGGATTTTATCCCATACCTTTTCGGATAAACTTGTTTGTACTTCATAAGAATGCTTCTCTCTATCATAGTAAAGAAAGAATTGAGCACCGTCTTTATACTCTATTAAATGAGCGTGTTTCATCCTTCTTAAAGCAGTATTTGATTGGCTCATATGCTATCCTAAATAGTGGTAAAATAGTGGTAAAACTCCTCAGTAAGGGGGTAGGTCCAGTGAGGATTTTAGGGGTATATAACTCATTGATTTATAAGTTCTTTTTTACCCTGTTTTTCCTTTTTCTCCATCTAATTATAGCATCCCTTTTTTCCTCTCTCATTAACTTTTCCATATTTAATTTATTCCGTCTGTTAAGTTCATCGGTACAAGCAGCGTGTACAGGACAAGACATAGCACTATACGGGATTCCATCTTCATCATGGTAAATTAAAGTACGTTCAACAATTTCTTTAGCAGTCTCGATAAGCTGTCCTCTGGTCATTTCTCTAGCTATGTCACCAAGGGACATCATCTTTACCCTTCTGTGGTGTATAGCTACTAATTGGGGCTGCTTCAGGACGAGCCTCCATTCTATTAAACTTTAACTTCTTATAAGGTTTGCCTGCTGCTGATACCTTATCGCTTACTGCGATCCAGTACATCTCGCCACCGATCATTCCTTTGCCGGTCCAATCGGCGTGCCAGTCTTCAACCTTCTTGGTGTTCTCCCATGCTGCTCCATCATTATCTTGCTGCTCAAACTGTTGCTTTTGATAACTCACTTTAGTCTCCCATTTGTTTAAGAATTCTTCCCATACATCAGGAACTCGTTTGTAATACATCCAATCTGGATCATCGTCTTTGGTTGGCGCTGATAGTTCTCCAGATTTCGACTTCTCTTTGCCATGATTCACGTTTAGCCTCCAATATTTCAAAGTCTGTTAATGTATCATTTAACTTTGATATATACTTTTCGTAATCTTCGGATGAATAAGCAATAGCTTCTTTTTCAGCGACAGTACCGCTACCTACCTTTAATAATTCTTTTGCTTTAATTAGTTTAGTATAGTATGGGGCCATTTTTACATAGGCAGATGCCCTACCATATTCTTCATCAGTATCTGATAGAGCATTGTGGGCTGCTTCTGCTGCTTCTATATTGTTAATCATTCAAGTCTTCTCCAAAAAGTTTAGGTTTATAAGCTATTATACCTTCTCTAATAGCTTTGTCCAACGTAGATAATATCATAAAAGGTTGGTAATCAATGAGCCATCTGTTACCATTATGAAGTTTATTATGGCAAGTATAACATAAAGGCATTGTTAGCCAGTCAGAGGCTTTGTAGCTAGTACCGCCAGATAATTTAGCATAGATATGTCTGAGGTGATGTGGCGAAATAGTCTCATCGTGTAATCCACAAGCAGCGCATTCATGAGTAGCTACCCACCTAGTATACGCCTTGTTCTCCCACCTTTTATGTTTTTCTATCGTCATATTGATCCGCCCAACTCATTCATATTGAACATACTCCTGATAAGCATTGCTCTTCAGAATTATCTTCATAGATAACTCCACGTTTTGAATGGGCTTCAGAATACTCAACAGATTCAATGGGTTGCCCACCTCTAGACCCATCTGGATAACAAGTTAATCCTCTTAACCCATGACCATATTTACGGATTACTTTAGCAAAACTTTCTACATGATCAATGTTGTTAGATTCACTTCCCCATGCAGGTAAATTAAGAGTGCTACTAATAGCATGATCGACATATTTCTGTATGTCATACTGAAACTTTATTCTCCTTTCGTAGTCTTTTGCGAGGTCTACCGCTGATTCGATGCTGTCTGGTTTAACTCCATTGTCGATAAGATACTGGGCCGTACCGTCAACGACAAACTGATGCTTCCATTTTGTTCCATCGACAAGGTAGCGTCTGCGGTATGCCACGGCGTAGATTGGCTCCACTCCACTGGTTGTTCCTGCGAGTATGCTAATAGTCCCTGTAGGTGCAATTGCTCTGTATCCTTTAGGACGGTTGAGAAAAAGTCTGTCACAATGCTCGTCAGCGGATCGCTTGCTTTCTGATTCATATATTTTCATCCATTTTTTAAGTTCATCGTTCATTTCGTACCTATGGCCGGATTTAAGCAACCACTCATGAAGTCCCATTAAGCCAAGACCTATTCTAGAATTCTCTTGTCGAACTTGTTCAACCTTTTTATATGGAAGCTGCGCTCTAATTAACCCACAAACAAGGAATTTAGATGCGAGATTAACCACGTCTTTAAACTCTTCAATCGTTTCGATATTGGCAAGGTTAACAGAACCCAAGTTACATACATCCGAATCATCCTCGCTCGTAATTTCAGTACACGCATTTCGTAAGGTTTCATTACTCTTCTCTCCAAAGTTAAAGCTAAATCCTGGCTCGCCAGTCATTAAAGCTTGATGACAGTTCTTCATAAACACATCATCATTGCCTCCGTTCAACCATTCATCAGTATAGTTTACACTGATATTCATCATATCTAATGGAGCAGGATAATTAAAGTTAGCTTGTTTCGCTTTAGCAATGGTTAGATCAGTGCCATGAATAACGGTATTATGCCAGTTTTTAGAGTTTAAAAACTCCCAAATGTCTCCATGATTTGCATCCATAGAGCCGTAAAGAGCAGACCTTCTCGATCCACCTTGCATTACATTTCTGCCTATCTCGTTTAAAGTATACAAAAGAGGCAATGGGCCTGAAGCTATGCCTCCTGTTCTTTTTAATGCTCTTCCACTGGGACGACACAAAGAAATATCTGTGCCTATGCCACCACCAGTCATCAAACAAGACATGGCACGCTGCGCTAAAGCAGCCCATTCTTCTCTTGAGTCATCTTCAAGCCGAAGAAGATAACAGTTATTAAAATAACGTGCGTCTCTGCCAGCATACCAGAAGTATCTACCTCCCGGCATGAATTTAAAATCTGTAATATATTGAGCAAGTTGGTTTTGAGAATCTTTTTCCATTAAATTATTCTTCGTACCACCCGCAGTACCACAAACAAAATCAACAACAGTCTTTGCCCTATCAGCCCAAGTTTCGTATTCAGAATGGGCATATTTCTTTCTGAATATTTCTTCACCAAACGAAGTTCTAAAATTCATTTATCTATTTCCTTTTTCTTCTTCTCTTTCCGCCATTAATTTATCGAATCCTTCAGGAGTTGCCCATTCAGCAGGCTCTTTATTTCCGTTAAAAGCACTAGGACTATAAAGATATCTCCCGATACCAAAAGAAACCGCAGCCCGTTTTAGAGAGTCGCTTATTCCGCCTTTCGCTCCTTCGATATTAGTATCGTCAGCACCATCAGTTTTACAAATCCATTCGTGCCAGTTATCTTCATTGATTGACCCGTCTTCATCGTACCATTTTACAGATAACTTACACATCATACGGCCACCAATAAAGTCAAACTCTGTTTGCCACCCATTAACACCAAAGACTTCATCAAGCCTGTTCATCACATCTCGCGCATCAATATAAACAAGCTCTTTTCCACCGCCCGGACCTCTTCGCCATTTGAGTTGAGATACTTTGAATGGACGCTTTAACGCCATCTCTAATTTATTCACTTGAATTCTCCTTAACTAATTCTTCGTGATAAGAGCCATCTTTATCTTGCCATGCTTTGTATTTCTTTTCTACCAATTCTCTACGAACTATGATGGTAGGTTTTTCTCTAGTCCCAACCTCCCAAGTTCTAGGAGACATCCCCGTATTACCTTTAAAAGGGTTTAGAATTTCTTCAAAAATAGAAATCGGATCAACTCTCTGTATTTGTTTCACTTACTAGCTCCTTGAAATGTTTAAGTTTTAATACGATATAGCTATCTTCATACTTCATCTGCTTCTCATGAAGAACTACCATTGGTAGCCTCCATTCTGCCTCAATAACAGCTTGATCCATTGCATCATGAATCCACTTTGGCAAAATCTTTCTATGTTTTACCTCAATACTCCATTTAGGATGTTCGATATCTCTACGAGACTCCCCATTACATCCTGTTCTTTCGCCACCTAATAGGTGAGCAATCATTCGTTCACAGTGTTTCCATGTAGCCATTTACTTTTCTTTCCCTCTATTTCGCATCTAGATTTTATGTCATCATTCATCTCCTCCCCTTCTTTCCATAGACCTCTTTTCATAAGGTTTTCACGAAACAACTTTTTAAATGGAATATCTTTTCCATTTATATATTGGGTGCTAAATCTTTCTGCCCAACAATCATCACATAAAAGAAAGGGATGAAGATGGGTTCCAGGTTTTTTATTGCAATCAGTGCATTTCATTTAATATATTCTTTTTTTGTTCTGACATATTTAATTTCCATTCTTCAAATGTTTGCTTTCCTATGTATTGTACCATATGCTTCTCTAATGTGAAACATTTAGATTTTTTATTTGGTTTCCAATAATGATTTATTGTCTTGCCTAATTTTTCTGTTAGTACAGCTCTAGAAATAGAGGCATAACCTAATCCACCAGAATATATTATACGTTGATTATTATGATGGGCTATATGTGGTCCTTTATATTCTTGTAACTTAAAGTAAACTTCAAATATTTTCTTTTTAGCTTTTAATTTCTGTCTAATAGTAACATTTTGTAACTCATTTATCCTGTCAACAGACTCTAAACATTCTTCCATGTAATGATCTACATAAAAACCACCTTTATTTTTAAGATCATGTGGTATTCTATTTAGAATCTTTTCTATATTGTTTACTATCTTTTTTAAATGTGGTGTAATATTTCTTTCCATGTAGAGTATTATACAGTATAATACACTCCTGGACAAGAAATATATTCTAATATATTTAAGGGCTAGGAACCCTTTAAAATCAAACATTTATTACTAAAGTGTATATAAGTAGAGGGATATGTTTTTATGGACGATTACCACACAGAACGTAAAGCTAAAAGAATAAAGAGGCGTAACTTCGTGGCTAAACATAATCCTCATCGAGCCAAGAAGCACGCCTCCCTAAAAGATTATAAACGTAAAACTAAATACCCCAACATTGATGATACCTTTGATCTACCATTTCATCATCTACCATAAGATAGGCTTGATCTTCCGCCCATTCCTGATCGTAGCCCATCTCTATAAATTCTTGGGTATATTCTTTAAGTAATTGTTTATAAACCTTTTTCCTTTTTATGCCGCCATCGCTATCTCTTGCCATTGCGATTTTCCCATTGTGAGGATACGACCCCCAAGACTCTCTAGATTAGAAGCCCTATCATAATTGTCATGCGTGTTAGCTATTGCAGTAACTGCGTTTACCATTCCCCATTTACTATAGTCTCCACGCTTAACAAAAGAGAGAGTTGTATCTTGGAGTTCTTTCTCGGTAAAGTTAAACAATTTAGCTGTTTTCTCGACAGCTTTCATTGGGTTAGAAACCTTACCAGAGTCCGATGACTCATTGATTTTATTGAGAATTTTATTTCTATTCTCATGACTACATACTGACTTGATGGTATCTCGAAGCTTTAACATTACAGTCTTTTGATCTGACTCAACTGTATCGTCTCCGTAGCTAATATGGCCATCTTCTAAAATAGCTGACCCAACGTGCCTTGTCTTTACTCCAAGATCAGGAAGAACCATGCCATTTAAACAACGCAACACATAGACTAGAGGAGAAATGTACGCCAATCCTTTTCCGATTTCAGAATTGCCTATCGACAAACCAAATTGAACCACATCGCCAATAGCTTTGGCTTCTGTTTCAGGAAATAAAACTTTGATATACATTTTGTCATCAGTTAAACCAAGAGACGCTACTTTAATGCCACCATATTCATCAGCAAGTGATTCTAACTCAGGCATTACGCCATCTAACACATGTTCATGGTCTACTCTTTTGAACCTATTAGAATGAAAAGAACGCCAATTACCTGAGTCATTTACAGTTTTCATACCTCGATACATTCTACGGGTATGATCATGGATGGGTTTAGAGAACCATTCATTAAAGTTATCTGCTATCAGATTACCTTTCTTGTTTGATCTCATGTGATTTACATAACTCATTGGAGTTTTTGACCAAGCGGCCATTTGGGTTAAAGCATTATTGTTAACAGTATAGCTAACATCCTGATCTGGAATATGAAGCTTAAATACATCTGCCCCAATATATTCCATTTCTGTTGCTCGAACGTCAGCAATATAGTCTCGCTTTAAATCTCTATACTTATCAACATCTTGTACTAATCCTTCTATAGATGTGAATCCCTGTTTCATTTGGATTTCTCCGGGTTGTTGACATAATAAATAGAACTTGACATAGCATTTATAGCTTTGGTTATCTGCTTTTCAGCGTTACGCAAAGCAACAATGTTTGTCCAGTGGTTAGTTTGGAAACTTATACACCATTCCATTGGATCATCTTCAAAAGTATTGATTACAACTTCTTCATTATCAGCTTCATTATTTAGCTGAACAGTAAATGAAGTAACTTCATGATTATTCGCCATTACTTGTACTCCTGTGGTTCAAAATAAGTGCCTTCATCGCACATTTGGGCAATTGCCCACTCACGTTCCTCGTCTTGCATCATACATTCAAAATGATGCTCTTCGAGAAGACGATCCTGTTCATCAGCTTCACGTTTCTTACGAAGCCAGAATTGGGTAGAACTGCTTCTACGCCAGAGTGTGTACATCTCTTCTTCAAGGGGTGGTTCTTTCATTGCTTTACTCCTTTATTCCGTGATTTTCTAGTATCTCACCAATTTCTACCATTGGCAGAGCGTTGGTTGGGTCTTTCCAAATGCCCTTGAGAACCTCAACCCCTCGCCAGAGCGCATCAAACTGATTTGCTGACATGGTTATCGAATTGTCGCATTTGCAAAGCCCTACCTCCGTATCGCATATCGTTATCGTCATAGGTGCTTCCTGCACAATGAGTTCGGCAAACCCGTAGTCAACGTCAGTGTACCTGTGACCGTCAAGATGGGTCTTGATTGGATATGCAGTGGCCTTCATGGGTCCATCCTCATGCCATATGTTAATGTCTATGGTGGGAGAGAATTCTACCCAAAAGTCCTCCAGCTCTTCTCTGGGTGTAGAGTTTATAATAGATTGAGCCTTCTCAGTCGCTTCAATCAGTTCATCTTTAGTCATTGCTTTGCTCCTCGATAAGTGTTTCGCGCCATTCTGCATCATTTATGCTAGTAAAAATGTAAAGTATATTCATCAGCATTGGAACAAGCTATCGAAGTTCCTTTCCCTTTATGAGCATTTATATAAGCCCCAGTCTTAATATGCTCTATACCGTCAACAATATAAGTCTCAGGGGTTTTCTCTATAGGCCGAATAGGGTATTGCATATCCTTTTGCCTGTGGTTTTTACCATGGTTTATTAGTTGAACTGATTGCCTTGATATACCGAATTGATCAGCAATCCATTTACTACTTTTGCCTTCTCTTAATTCAATATATATTTCTTCTATTATTTCATCAGTAATTTTCATACTTATGTCCTCTTGAGGGATTTACTTTTTAATGATTAATTATATTACTTTTTTGCATGAAAAACAATATAATTAGCCTTTAAAATAGTTGACTTTTTTCGCCTCAATAAATCGATTGACGGTCCTCCCGGGCGGGGAGTGGAAAAATTCAATTAGGCTCGAATCTTGGTCGAAGCGGGGTGTTGCTGTGAGGTTTGTGTTGGCGGTATCGTTTGCCGTTGTTGTGTGGCTGGATCACGGGCTATTTTGGGCGTGCGCCATGGCGGTTGTTTGCCATGGTGTCAGGTAGGTGTTATTTGTTTGGTGTTTCATGTTGTTAGCGACCGTGCAGCGGTCGAGGTGTTTAGCTCGTCGATTGCCATAGTGAGCCGATGTAGGTTCGCCAGGGGAAGCGGCCGTTTGTGTATCGCTGTCAGCTTGCTGCCCCTTGTGAACCGGAACTCGGCGAATGCTGTTTGCATGAGGCTCTTCCAAGTCAAAAAAAAGCCCCGACCTTGCGGCCGGGGCGAAGTTGCAGGAGGGTTTAGCTTTCTGGGAGTATGTTATCCCCGTTTATTAGAACGATGTCCGTGATGCGGTCCTGTGCGGACTTGGTTACGTTCTGAATGGCGCGTGCAGTGGATTGTGCTTGGCATTTAGCCCACTGTTCCGGCCAGTCCGTCGGAATTGCATTAGACGGGGTTAGTGAGGTGTATACATCGATAGCATCTACTCCCTCGTCCTTGAGGTCTGCTAATTTACGGTCTGTCTCCCGTCGTCCTTGAGCGATCCAGAGGCTTTTAACAGCGGGTACTTCCTTCGCCATGGCGGCGATTTCCTCTGCTTCCTTCTCCAACTTATCGGAGTCGGTTTCATCGACTGCAAAACCAACACGTTCTTTGAAAGCGTCGATGATGCTCCAGGGCTGATTGGATCGGTAGTGTATAACTCCTCGGTCTACCGTATCCTGCCAGATAGCCAACCACGATGAGGCGGCTTTCTCAGGGTTGTACAACTCTTTTGTTTCGTAACCCATATCAGCCATTTGCTTGCGGTTTACCAACTGCTCCTCCAGTTGGTTCAGATGATCCGCATATTCGTCGAGGGTGTTGAACTTGGCTTCTGCTCTTCGTTCCCGCACTAGCCACAAGGAATGTGTAAGGCTACGTCTTGCCGCGATCTGCTGTAAGGTGAGTCCTACTAACTCGAACTCTACGGGGTCGATTCCGTATACGACTTGTGATAATGGCATAACATCTGTCTCCAGTTTGTTTAAGTGAATTGGACGGTGCATCTCCCTGCCGTCCGTCAGGGGTACAAATTCTATACGGTTTGTTCATCATACAGTTGATGAATTCGATTATCAAGTGCGCTGTTCTCAAACTCTAGATTATTGCATTTTAGCTTGAGTTCTGCGGCTTCCGTTAAAAGAACGTCGTAGCGTAGTTCGTCTCTACGCCTATCTCTGTGTAATTGACCGATCTCATCGCGCATCTTACCAAGAAGTGCGAGAGTTGAATTAGATATTGATACTAGATTAGTCATGCGATTCTCCTGCTGTGTATGTAAAAGTTTAACCACACGGGAGCGTATCGTCCCGCAAGGAATGACATCTCATTGCTTACAAATTCGATCACGTTGTATCTGATCGCCTTGCGCAGGTATAATCTATAGGGCATTCTGGAGTTATGCGGAAGAATGTCATGTACGATGTGAAGCGCAAGGTTGATTTCGTAAGTGATGAGAAGAGCGACTGAGGAAATAAGACGCGCTTGCGCGTGCTGTTGGTCGCGTTTATTCCGCCCGGGTCGATAGCATATGTGCAAATAAAATGCGACTGTTGTATCGTCGCTACCTTGTAGTTGGGTCGAGGCGAAGCCGTAGTAGGAGATGTCACAAGATGTTGTTATCTGGCATCTTATGGCAAGTTGACGGCGCTGTAGTGACTGGAGCGGCCTTTAGGTGTTTTGCGGAATCGGCACTTATGACTTACGGACCCTATGACAAGAGCCATAAAAAGGCGTAAGGAACGCGCAAGGATGCTTGTCGTAAGATGCCAGTTGCTGTTATCTTATAAGTAGATGTGTCGAAACATCTACGTTAAGTTACTGTATATATACTCAAGTAGTTAGTTCCCCTATATGATAGATTGTGTATATGTATTAGTATGTATATGTGTTGTGTATGTTTATAGAATAAGATATCTTTCTCACACACTCACACAGTAAGAAAAGGTGTCGTAACTATGCTGTTGGTTACTACACGCACGAAGTAAGCGTATCCGGTTAGTGCTATACCGTAACGATGCCCGTAAGTATGCCTCAATGAGGCCCATGGACCCCATCGAAGGCTTTTTATATTTATATATATCCTTCCCACAAACCAAAGGGGAGATTACAGTTCATAAGGAGATTCTAATGGACGATTTAGATAAGATTATTAAACAGTTAGAGACTGGTGGTTCTAAACGTAGGAAGATGTACCCCTCTAGGAGAGTAGTTAAAAAATTAGGAAAAGGTGGTTGGGCTACAAAGAGGCAGTCTGACATAGCGTTTGGTATCCACCCCAAGAACTAATGGCTAGAGCCGAGAAGAAGTGGATAAAGAAAGCTATTAAAAAACCAGGACAATTACACAAGGATTTGGGAATTCCAAAGGGAAAGAAGATTCCCACATCTGTGTTAAACAAAGCAGTTAAACGTAAGGGGAAGGTAGGCCAGAGAGCAAGATTAGCAAAAACTCTCAAAGGCTTGAGAAAGAGATGACTGAAAAACAAGACAAGTTCATTGAATACTATTGCCGTACTGGTAACGCTACCCAGTCGGCTATTGAAGCAGGGTATTCTGAGAAGACTGCTAATCAGAAAGGATATGAACTAAAGAAGCTTCTAAAAGAGCAGATATACGAAAATGTCCAGGTAATTCTTCAGGACCGTATACCCGCAGCTTTGTACCTCCTGTCAGAACTAGCCCAATCGGCTGAGTCGGAATCGGTTAGACTTGGCGCGGTTAAGGATATTCTGGACAGAAGTGGCCTTAAACCTGTTGAAAGGATTGAAACAACGTCTGTCGAAAGAATGAGTACAGCAGATATCCAAAGGGAGCTAGATGCCCTCCGTAAACAAAGACATTGAAAGAGAGTTAAGTTTAGAACGGGAACTTCGGCAAAGGGAAAGATACGCCAGAATTGACTCTTATGATCCGTACCCTTACCAGCTAAAGTTTCATCATACAGGGAAAGAAGCTAACCAAAGACTCTTGATGGCTGCCAACCGCATAGGAAAATCCTATTGTGGAAGCATGGAGTTATCCTATCATTTAACGGGATTATACCCTAAATGGTGGGAAGGAAGAACTTACGACAGACCCATCATAGCATGGGCTGGTGGCGTTTCTAACGAAACAACTAGAGATATTGTACAATTTGAATTATTGGGTTCCCCTGATGACCCCGATGCTTTCGGTTCCGGTACTATACCGAAAAACCATATAATAAAAACTGAACGCAAACCGGGAGTCCCTAACGCCAAAGCTGTCGCTTTAATCAGGCATGTTAGCGGCGGGAACTCTTCTTTATTCTTTAAAGCCTACGAGATGGGTGTTGAGAAATGGCAGGGAAGAAGTGTAGATTGTATCTGGTTGGATGAGGAACCAAGCAGAGATATCTACAGTCAAGCGGTAACGAGGACTCTGGATCGTAAAGGCATGGTTTATATGACCTTTACACCGGAAGCGGGGATGACCGAAACGGTAGCTTCGTTTATGAATAACCTCCAGCAAGGGCAGTCTCTCACAAATGCGACCTGGGACGACGCATCTGAGAAAGTAAAGTCCATGAAAGGGTCCAACGGGCATCTAAACGAACTGGTAATGGAGCAGATTCTATCCTCCTATTCCCCGCATGAGAGGGAAATGAGGAGATATGGAAGACCTTCTATAGGCTCTGGCCTTGTCTTCCCTGTCCATGAAGAAAAGATAATGATTGATCCAATACATATTGAGGATCATTGGCCGAGAATAGCAGCCATAGATTTTGGGTTTGACCATCCTACTGCTGTTGTATGGGGCGCAGTTGACGAGGATAGGTTCTATGTCTATGATTGTTACAGAGTATCGAAAGCTTCGCCTGCCGTTCATGCGGAGGCTATACGTTCTCGACCCCGTTTTATCCCCATTGCTTATCCCCATGATGGCAATAGACGAGATTCTATGGGTAATCCCGGTCTGGCTGACCAGTATCGTAATCTAGGATGTAATTTCATCCTTCAGCATTTTACAAATCCTCCTGCTTTAGGAGAGAACAAAGGATCAAATTCCATAGAAGAAGGTTTAATGGCGATGCTTCAGGCTATGGAGAATGATAACTTCAAAGTATTCAGCACTCTATCGGACTGGTGGGAAGAGTTCAGAATGTATCACAGGAAGGGTGGAAAAGTAATCCCTATTAGGGACGACGTTATGTCTGCAACACGTTATGCGTTTATGTCTCAGAGACATGCTATATCAGGCAAAGACCCGAAATGGACAAAGGATTTAGAATATAGAAATTATGGCATCATCTAAAATGACAGAAGAAGAGTTAGTCACAAGAATTCGGGGAGAAATTACCGATTCTTTGGGCTATATGGGGGATACTATATCTCACCAAAGAGAGAAGGCCATGCAATACTATTATGGTCTTCCATTCGGAAATGAGGTGGATGGACGCTCTCAGTATGTAGATTCTACAGTTCAGGATACTATTGAATGGATAAAGCCGTCTTTGATGAGAGTATTTGCATCTGGTGACGAGATGGTGAAGTTTTCTCCGCATGGCCCGGAAGACGTTCAGATGGCTGAACAGGCGACTGATTACGTTAACTATGTCTTTACAAAAGATAATCCGGGATGGGAGATTCTTTACTCTTGGTTCACCGATGCGCTTCTTTCTAAAAATGGTATTGTAAAAGTTTGGTGGGATGAGTATGAGGATTGGAACAGAGAGGAATACCAAAGACTCAGCGAGATTGAATTCGAGACTTTAATTCTTTCAAATAATGTTGAGGTAATCGAGCATAGTCAATACCCTGATCCGCAAGCCCAGACTATGGAGGTAATACCTGGGGCTGCCGTTGCTCTGCTCCATGATGTTGTAGTAAAAAGAAATAGTTACACTGGAAAGATTCGCATAGAAAATGTACCGCCTTCAGAATTCTTAATCGCCAGAGAGTCGAAGACTATACAGGATTCTCGATTCGTATGCCATAGGACTGAAAAGACTCTCTCTGAATTAAGGGAGATGTACCCTGAAAAGAAACTTGAAGTAGAAGACTTGCGAAGTGGTGGCGAAGATATGGCTGAGTTCTCTATGGAAAGATTAGAGAGATATGACTTTGACAAATCAGCCAGATATTGGGAAGGTTGGGGCGATTCAACTTATGGAGAAGATGGATTAAGAACTTACTGGCTACATGAGTCTTTCCTAAAAACAGATTTCAATGGAGATGGGATCACCGAGTTAAGGAAAGTCTGCACCGTTGGTTCTATTGTTTTATCAAACGAAGAGATTGATAGCATTCCATTTGTTTCCTTGACTCCTGTAAAGATTCCACATAAATTCTTTGGCTTGTCTGTTGCCGATCTTGTCATGGACCTTCAGCTAATGAAGAGCACCCTGATGAGAAACCTCATGGATAACATGTACAACCAGAATTTCGGTCGGTACGCAGTCCTTGAAGGTCAAGCGAATCTAGATGATCTACTCACGCAACGCCCAGGCGGAGTAGTAAGAGTAAAGTCTCCGAACGCCGTAACACCATTAGCAACCCCTTCTCTTGAGCCTTATTCGTTTCAGATGCTTGAGTATCTTGATGGTGTAAGAGAATCAAGGGCAGGTGTATCAAGAATGAGTCAGGGCATGAATGAAAACGCTCTAACCTCGCATACAACAGCTACCGCCGTTAATGCTGTTATGTCAGCAGCCCAGAGTCGTGTCGAACTGATCGCACGAAACTTTGCAGAAACTGGCGTGAAAGAACTTATGTACCGGATATATGAGTTACTTCTAAAGAATCAGGACAAGGAACGAGTTGTGATGCTTCGCAATAATTGGGTTCCTGTACGTCCCGATGCTTGGAATGACAAATATGACTGTATTGTAAGCGTTGCGTTAGGAAATGGAAACAAGGACCAACAGTTAGCGCATTTGTCTGCAATCATGCAGTTTGCAGGACAGGCAATGCAGGGTGGCTTACCTATAGCTAACGCGCAGAATATGTACAATATTGGTGCAGCTATGGTAAAGAACATGGGATTCCAGAATGTACAGGACTTCTTAACTGACCCGTCTCAGGCACCCCCACAACCCAATCCTCAACAGCAAGTAGCACAAATGGAATTAGAGCTAAAGCATAAGGAGCTAGAAATAAAAGCAGCTGATGTTCAAGTAAAGCAAGCGAAGATTGAGCAGGAGTACCAGAAAAATGCTGTGGATGCGCAACTTAAAATGGCCGAACTTAAACTTGAAGAAGAGCAAGAAAGAGGTGTAGCTATAGGATGAGCAATGAATTAAGAGAGGAGCACGCTAAACGCCTCCTCAGTGATAAGTTGTTTGTAGAAGCGTTTGACACTTTAGAGAAAAATTTATTAGACACTTGGACACATTCAAGTGTGAACGATGTTGATAGCCGTGAGCAGTGTTGGCTATCTTTACGACTCTTGGAACGGATACGCCTTCATTTAACCAGTATTATTGAAACTGGAAATATGGCGAGGAAGATTCAAGAATATCAAATATAAGGAGAACCACAATGGCGGATACGCAAACAGCCCCGCATCCGGCTACAGAGCCGATACCAGCGTTAGGTGGAAGTGTTACCGAAGCGCAAGAGGCGTTACTCAGCTTACTGACCCCTGAAGAGGAAAAGCCAGAAGAGGAGAGTGCCGAACCTACTGAAGTTGAAGAGTCTCAACCCGAAGAGGAAGACGAATCATTAGAAGAGGAATCCGAAGAGGAAGAAGAGGAATCTGAAGAAGAAACCGAAGAAGAATCTGAGGAGGCTGACCAAGAGGAGGAACCCACCGAGAAACTTTACACTGTTCGCGTAGATGGCGAAGATGTTGAAGTATCTCTCGATGAGTTGACTAAAGGATATTCTCGACAGTCAGACTATACTAAAAAAACTCAGGAACTCTCTGAACATCGAAGGCAGATCGAAGGCATGGCTAATCAGTATGCTGAAGAAATTGCCGGGATTCAAGAGAACCGACAACAGTACATAAATGCAATGGCTAACATGGTACAGATGGAATATGGTGCTTTGCAAAATTATGCGAATATTAACTGGGAAGAATTGAAAGAAAATGATCGGGACGAGTACCTACTAAAAAGGGATGAGTACCGTGAAGCTGAGTCTAAAATGAATCAGACTCAAGAAGCTATTCAAGTCGAACAGCAAAAACAGGAGTATGAGCAGCAAGTACAATTTGATCGTGTAGCTAGAGAAGAGTATGGGAAATTGGCAAGTATTATTCCTCAATGGCAGGATGATACTTTTAGATCGAAAGTTACAACTGAATTACAGAATTTTGCTAAATCCAAGGGATTTTCTAATGAAGAAATTCTGCAACTGGTAGATCACCGATCCATATTAATTCTTTTAGAAGCAAAAGCTTTTGAAGACTCTCAACGTAACAAAAAGGTTTTGAAGACCAAGAAGTTAAAAAATAAACCAAGAGTTGCTAGAACTGGATCACCTAAAGAAAAATCCACTGTCGACAAAAGAAAACGTACTGAACAAATGAACCGTCTTCGAGGCACAGGCCATCTTGATGATGCGACCGCGCTCTTGGAGGATTTTATAGACATTTAACTAAAGGAGGGAAATGCTATGGCAGTTCCGTCAGATACAAGGGAAACCTATGGTGCTGTGGGCATCAGGGAAGACCTATCAAATATTATATACAACATCAGTCCAATGGACACACCATTTCTCAATGGTTGTGGGCGAGGTACTGCGGATAACACCACTTTTGAATGGCAGACAGATACGTTAAAGACGGCCGCCGCTAACATGCAGCCAGAAGGTAACGATTACGCCAACACTGCTGCGACAGAGCCAGTCCGCCTAACTAACTACACCCAAATTTCGGCCACACAGGTCTCGAGTTCAGGAACTGCGGAAGCGGTCGATTTTGCTGGTAGGAAGTCAACTCAGGCTTATCAGCTCGCTAAACGCGCTAAAGAAATGAAGCGCGACATGGAGTTTATGTTGCTTGAGGGTACGGTAAAGGCTCTTGGTTCTTCTGGCTCTGCTAGAAACACCGCTGCTTTTTCAACTTGGATTGGTACGATCGATGTTGCAACGTCAAATGTTGTTGCCGCTTCTACTGGCGGTGGTTTGACCAACAATGGTAGTAGCTCTCCTGTTGTCGGTCCAGATGGTACTACAGAGGCAGGTACGGGTGGTGCTGATACGACAACCACTATTGCTTTGATCAACAATGTTGCTGAACGCATATGGAATTTGGGTGGAACACCCGATACTATTTTGTGTAGTGGTACGGTAAAGGGTACGATCAGTTCATCGTCTGTTGGTGGTGCTGTGGTTGCTGCTCCTAGAAAAGATATTGGCTCTAAAGACAATATCACCGCCGTAAATGCTGTTGATGTTCTTGTTACGGACTTTGGTACGTTTAAGG